CCGGACGCTTTGCGATCGACGTGCAGTTCACCGACTCGACCACGGCAGCGGGCGGCGTGAAGAGCCTGAAGACGATCGCCCTGCAGCACGCGACCGAATACACGTTTGGGAAGGTGGCTGTCATCAGCGGCACCTGCGGCACGGCGGTCGTGGTCGTGCCGATTTCGCCGACGACCTACCGCGACGCGTCTGGCAGCGTGGTCTCGCTCGCGAGCGTGAGCCGGGTGGCGTTCTCGGCCAGCGGTGCCGCGATGGTCGCCTGCGACGGCTCGGGCGGTTGCGGCGAAAACGATTGGACGATCTACAGCAGGTCGAACCAGATCGCCGTCTCCGAGGCGGTCGAGACGGCCAGCTTCTCGATCAACGTCATGGGCACCGCCGGCACCGCGGCATACACCCTGGTGATGTACGGCTCATGATCGACCCCGGCAGGCTCCGCGAACGCATCACGATTCAGCGGGCGACCGAGAGCCGGAACGCCTTGGGCGAGTCTGTGCAGGCGTGGGCGACGTTTGCTGAGCGGTGGGCCAGCGTCGAGGGGCTGTCCAGCCGGGAAGTCCTCCTGACCGGCCAGCAGCAGACGGAGGTCACGCACCGGGTTCGCCTGCGGTACGTAGACGGGTTCACGAGCACCATGCGAATCCTGTGGCGGGGCCGAGTGCTGGAGATCACGTCGCTCCTCGAGCACCACAACCGCAGCGTCCACGAGGCCCTTTGCACGGAGCGGCTCGACTGATGGCTGTTGCAGGCATCCAGATCAGCCTCGATCAGTCCGAGCTGCAAGGCTTGCAGCAGGCTCTCGGAACACTCTTCAAGCCTGCTGACCTGGCACCAGTTTTGGAGGCTGCCCTTGAAAAGGCTGTTCACCCTGCGTTCCTGCGGCTGAAGGAAACGACGCCGGTTGGGCCCACTGGCAACCTGAAGCGGGCGGCCACGTACAAAGTGAAGGCGTATCCTCGCAGCGGCAACGCCGTGGCGATCCTCGGCTACACGCAGGCGGCACGTGGAGCATCTGCGAGTGCCCAGGGTGGCAAGGTGCAGACTGGCCCCGACCGGGCGTTTCACCAATGGTGGCTCGAAAACGGCCTCGGGCAGCGAACAATCTCAAAGCTCGCCGACAAGCCATACACGCGAAAAGCCCACACTCGGACGATGAAGTCGGGCAAAGTCGCCGACGTGCGGCAGCATGAAGTCGCAAGGCAGGGCGGCTACATCGCGTCCAGCTACAACTCACTTGGTGGGTTTGAAGGCTTCGTTCCGACACCGCGGATGCCACGCGGCAGCGGCACGCCGCAGCGAGTGCAGACGCAGCCCGGCTACCAAAGGGCGTTTTTCAAAAAGTCGTCTCAGCCGATCGTCATTCCGCCCATGCCGCCAGGCGGCACGACCGGCAGGCCGCCGCTTCAGACGGCATGGGACCAGACCCGCGCCGACGTGGCCCGCATCCTTCAAGCGGAGCTTCGCATTTCGCTGGAACAGGCTCTTGATGCCCTGACCTACACCCGCAATGGGTCCGCAAGCTAATGGCTACAAAGGCACCTGAACGGCTCCTCGCCGATGAACTGAAGACCTCCCCCGCCGTCGCGGAGCTGGTGGCCGACCGGGTCTACCCCGTCATCGCCCCGGCGACCGCTGCCCTGCCGTTCGTCACGTGGCGTCGGTCCGCCGTCCAGCGGGAGCAGACGCTTTCGGGCCCGGCGGGGCACCCCACCGTGACGCTCCAGGTCGATATGTTCGCCGAGACCTACGAGGCAGTAAGGGACCTCGCGGACCGCTGCCGGCTGGTTCTGGATGGATGGGGTGGGTCGTTGGGAAACTGGATCACAGTGAGCCACGTCAGCCTGGTGAGCGAGTCCGATGGATTCGTCAGCCTGGCAGGCGGCGACTTGCCCCCCGTGTATTCGGTCACCCAAACGTACACAGTCCTCTGGCAGGAGATCTAAATGAGCGCCACCCCTCATGATGGAACCGGAACGGTGCTCCGATTCGGGGCGAACGTCTACACGGTGACGAACATCGTCATCTCGAACACCAATCCTGCCGCGGCTGCCGACGCCCGCATCGACGTGTCTCACCTCGGGCAGACGACCGGCGAGCAGGCCGCACGCCTCGACCGTCCGCTCGTGATCCCCGCAGAGGACGGCGGCTCGGGTCGCCAGATCACGTTCGACTACATCGGAAAGTCGATCCTGCTGGACGGAGCCACGGCGACGGTGCTTATCAGCATTGGCGGGACGGCTCTCATCGGATCGACTGCCGCGGCTGCGGCCACCAGCTTCTTCGCGACGGTCGCCTCGAGCACGCTCACGCTCGCGACGAACGACGCGATCCGCGGCCAGGGCGTTCTGAGCCTCGTGCGGACTGGCTCGCTGACCTAAGCCTGACGGGGGTCCGTCATGGCGATTTCGGCGCAGAACGTCATAGTCTGGTACGGCAACGCCATCATCCGAGAACTCCAGGACCTGGAGGTGGACTCTCGTCGCGTGGAGCAAGATTCCTATGCTCGCGGCGACATTATCGTAGGGCCTCGCACGACCGGCACTTTAGCTCTGCGTGGCTTCTCGATGGAGAACCTGCCGCAAAGTGAAATCGGCAAGTGGCGGATCATGGCGATCACTGTGCCGAGACTCCCGCTTCCGAACAACTTCAATCAGCGGCTTGTCCTCTGGCATGGATGGGCTCGATACGACCAGTGCGTGACAAGTGCTGTCCGCAACGGGGCGGTTTTGTTTGCCTTCCGCTTTACGCTGTGGGAACCGTTTCCCACCTCGGGAACCATCTATCCACTGTTGCAGCTCTAGCCTGGAGATAAGTGCATGTCACTGACCGCAGACCAGATTCTTGCAAGCGACGACCTCGGCCTGAAGAAAATCCACGTGAAGGAGTGGGGCGGCGATGTCTACATCCGCGTCATGTCCGTGGGCGAACGCGACGACTACGAACGCATGTGGATCGGCAAGAAAGAGACGGGCGTTTCAAACTTCCGCACGGAGTACCTCGCCCGCGTGCTGTGCGATGAGAAGGGCGAGCTGCTGTTTACTCGCGACCAGGTCGCGGCCCTGGCGAGAAAGAGCGGGGCGATCATGGGCAAGCTGTTCGACCAAGCGATGAGCCACAACGCAATGACGGAGGCCGATGTTCAAGAGATGGGAAAATCCTGAACGCGAGGCCGACGCGGCGGTTCATCGTCGCGTTGTCTCGCGAGCTGCGAATGACGCAGGGCGAACTGTGCAGCCGGATGACCTCGCGTGAGCTGTCCGAGCACATCGCCTACACGCGGTGGTTCGCGGCACTGCCGGACTCGTGGCGGCAGACGGGGCTCGTCGTGTCGGCTCTGATCGCTCCGCACTGCGACCGGAACCGGCGGCCAAAGCCTGAGGATTTCAACCCGATCGACAGACCGCCGCAGCATGAATCGCAGGACATCGACGCGCTGATGCAACTGAGAAAGGCCTTCGGGATTCCCGACGACGATGGCTAACGTCCTATCACTCGCGCTGAAGATTTCCGCTGACGCGTCGGGCTTGAAGCTCGACCCGGTGCAGCGTGCGCTGGTGAACCTCGGCACCGAGGCGGACAAGCTCTCGGGCGCGTTCGACAAGTTCTCGGGCTCAAGCAGTGCCGCCGCTCAGGCACAGCAGGACACCGCGAACAAGGCACAGTCGCTAATCAACAGCCTGCGTGACGGGGCGATTTCTGCGACTCAGTTCGCGATTGATTTCGACAAACTCAAGGCGTCCGTGGACAGCCAGACGACGGCGTTCGAGCGTGCCGCGAAAGTCACCGAAGCCAACCTCTCGCCGCTTCAGCGTTACAACAGCCAGGTCGACATCCTCAAGGCTGACCTCGACGCCGGCAGAATCACCCAGGAAACATTCAACTCTGCCGTCGAGAAAGCAAAGACTGCCTACGACAAGGCAACGGCGGGAGCGCAGGGGCTAGAGCAAAGCACGAAGGGGCAGGTGCTCCAGTTCAACGAGCTCACCGGCATCTTCGCCGCCCTGCCAGGGCCGCTTGGCAACATCGCTGGACGGCTTTCGGGGCTCGCCAGTGCCGGCGAGGGGCTGGCACGCGTGTTCTCTGGTGGCCTGACGCAGGGATTCACGGCGATCGGCTCGTCAGTGGCGTCGCTCATCAATCCGTTCACCGTCGCCGTCGCCGGGTTCGCCGGACTCGGGGCCGCCGCGGCTGCGGTCGTGAGCGGACTGACGAACCTCGAGGACCGCGTCGAGAAGTTGGGCAACACGGCAGACAAGCTCGGCACGTCGTTCGAGTTCGTGCAGGTGCTTGATGAGGCGGCACGCCGCAGCGGCACGAGCATCGACACGGTGAGCGCCGCATTCGGGCGGTTGCAGAAGAGCGTCTTGGGCGTTGACGAGGAGAGCAAGGCTGCGGCTGCTGCCCTTTCCTCGATTGGCGTGACTGCCGAAGAACTCCAGGCGTTGAAGCCGGAAGATCAGTACCGGCTCATCGGCGAGCGGCTTGCCGCGATCGAGGATCCGGCGAAGCGGACCGCGACGGCCACGCAGCTGTTCGGACGTGCCGGTGCCGAGCTTCTGCCGTTTTTCAACAACCTCGCCGGTGCGTCTGATGACATGGCACGGTTCAGCGCGACGATCAGCACTGTGGACCGCGGACGCATCGACGCCCTTGGGGCCGCGTTCGACGCCGTGTTCGTGTCACTCAAGGGGCTCGGAAATAACCTACTCACGCCGTTTGCGGGGCTTGTAGATGGCGTCGCGACTGTCATCGCGGAGGTGATTGGGGCGATTACGCGATCCATTGAGCCGTTTCTGGACGCTATCACCCCGGCACTGGATGCCGTTGGGCGGTCGTT